GCGGACGAAAGAATTTATCGGGCTGTCCGGTGTAGCCGTCCACCACCAACGATCCGGAAGCGCCGGAATGTTGCCGCGCAAAAGGCGGTATTCCTCGCAAGTGATAAGCCCGATCCGGACGCGATCGCCGCCGTAATTCTTCAAGCCGTCGTCGGCGGTCAAGTCGATGTTGAAATACTCGAACATTTCTTCCGGCGCGCCCGCCTTAATCAGACGGCGCAAGAATTCGCCGTTCAGATAGGCGCGAAGGGAAGAAGCGGCAAAGTCGTTCTTGTTCTCTTCATCGAAGGCGCGTTCCTCGACGCAATCGGAAGCAATGCACTTCACCCAATCTGCGCCCGTCTGAATGACCGTCCAAGCGATCCCGCCCATCGTGAATTCCTGTTTCGGCTCGAAGCCGTGTTTGTTCTCTTTCATATTGAATAGCTCCTTTCCTGCGGCGCTGTCTGCGCCCGCTCGCTGAATAAGTCTGTTGATATACCAAACCGCCTTTTGCAAGTCCTCTTCACCGTTTTTCAGCTTCCAGCGCCACAAATACTTGATCGCGTTCGCTGTGCAAAAGGCTTCGATACCTTGAAGCCCGCTTGTTGCGGCTTCCAGCGCGTCGATACACTCAATCCCGCCCGCGTTGTAATGCGGCGGGTGGTTCACCCGCTCCGCCATGATTAACACTTCTTGCCGCCGTGCCGATACGGGCGGCTTTTGTTGTATTCGTGCTTCTGTGAGATCGCCGCGTCAATGTCGATCCCTGCGTATCCGCAATAATCAAGAACGCGAATAATCACGTCCGCAAGCTCCGTGGGGATACCTTCGGGCTTGCCGCTGTCGCTGAAATAGATTTCTGTTGCGTCGTGTCCGTTGCGGTATTCCTCCAGCGCTTCGGATACCTCCGAATGAATGAGCGCTAAAACCTCCGGAAAGCCGCGTTCTTCGTCCCACCAGCCGTGGGCGCGGGCGTTTTCGTGAATTTCCTTCGCAACCTCGTTAATACCTGTCATTGTCTTTTACCCTCTCTTTCAATCGGTTTCTTTTGCAAAAGCGCAATCTTCGCAACGTTCGACGGCTTCGTTCGGATTATCAAGCGGGCATTCCCAGCCGCTTTCAACGTCCTGTTCCGTAAGCCCGCAAGCGTATTTCTGCGAATTCTTCGCTTCGATTTCCTCTGCGCGGCATTCGCACTTTTCGCCGCTGTCAAGATGTGCGCCGCAATGCGGGCATTCCTTATAAGGTGTTGCCATGTCTTTCTCCTTCCTAATAATCAGCCGCCGGAAGCCGTCGGCGCATAGCGTCAAGCCGTGTTCCTTTACGTACTCCCGCCGCCGCGCGGCTTCTGCCGCTTCCCAGCCGCAAGAAGCGCATTCCGAAGGCTTGCATTTCTGCGCCTTCTCCGGATCAATGCCCAGCAAGCACTTCAAGGGCGGCTTTTCCTGTCGGTTATTCATTCTTCACCCGCTCCCCGTTATAGATAACTACCATTGACGGGAAGGGCGCGGGATCGGCGGCGTTCCCGTCGTCGTCCGTGAACCGTAGCCGCCCGCGCACGAAGCGGATTTCCGCTTTCCCGTAAATGTAATCGTGAAAATATGCTGTGTCTGTCCGCGCTGGGATAAGTAAAACAATCGGATACCCCCCCCCGCGCTTCCTCGAAAGCCTTTTGAACCCACTTGCCGATCTCGCGTCCGTAAGGCGGATTGCAGAATACCGCGCCGCCGCGATCCCAGCTTTGTGAAAGCCCGTCTGTTTCCGGCGTGTAATACAAAGAGCATTTCGCCGTCTTGTCGGTCGCCGCCGGATCAAGCACGAAGCCGAATTCGGCGTTCAGCTTGTCGAAGAAGTCTTGCGGCGTACACCAGCACATATTTTTAGAGGATAGAAGCGCCGCGTTCATTCGTCCGCCACCTCGCTTCCTGTAACCTTTTTCGTTTTGCCCTCTGTGAAGGCTTTTACCGCCTTCGCCTTGCTGGTGAAGGTGTCCTTCGTTTCAATGCCGCACTTCGGGCAATATACGAAATATTCCTTATTCTGTTTGTCCTCATATACCCGCGCATTACTGTTTTCGCCTTCGCAAAACGGGCATTGCATAGGTGTTTCCGTGAAAAGCCGCTTTTCCTCCGGCGTGTCGTCCGTTTCCGGCTTTTCGTCGGCGAATACGCGAACAACCGCCGCCACCTGCTCAAAGTCCAAATAAACGGGCTTGTTCTCCGTGATCCCTTCGATGTTGTAGCCCGTTACCTGTTGAAAGCCGTTTCGCGTAAGCGTGAATTTGTCGCACTTGATGGAGAATTCAACGCCGCTTTTCAGAATAACGCGTACCGTCATTTTAGGCATTGTCCGCCACCTCGCTTTCCTCGACAACCTCGCCCGTGTCCGGATCGACGTTCAAGGAACATTGTTCCGGTTCGGTGAATGTGAAGCGGTCGCGAGCTTCGCGTTCCCTGCGTTCCTTCTCGGAAAGGGAAAATTCGCATTCCCGCGTTAAGTCCTGCAAGCTCTCCACGAACTGCTGGTTGATAACGTCATAAGGCATAATCACCGCTTGAAGCAGGAAGCCCGCCTTCGCGACGATGTAGGGCGTTCCCTCCGCCGTGCGGCGTTCGTAAAGCTCCAGCACGTCCAGCACGTCAGCGACGGGCGAAAGATAGCGGCTTTCGATGAATACAAGCCCGCGCGTTGTACGGATCGGTTTCAAGGTTCGTCCGGAATAGATTATCGAAATTCCTTCCCGCTCGACGTGTCTTTCCGTTTCGTCGGTGTCCTCGAAGCTGATACCCGCCGGAACGCCCAGCGTTTTCACGAAGTAATTATCGCGGTCTTTCTCCGGAACGTCGAAGATCGTCAAAAGGCTTTCTTTGTCAAGCTGGGGAAGCCCGACAACCGGATAAACCGCCGATCCGTCGCCGATGTACTGCGTTAATATGTCGCCGTCGTCGCTGTACCGCTCGAAGATCGCAATATTCTTGTTCTTCTTGCAGATAGCGGCGATACTTTTAATCTTCATCTTCGCCGCCCTCCGTTTCCTCTGCGTCCGCGTCGTGCTGTTCCGTAATCGCCGGAAGGTCAATGCGCGGCGCACGATCCGCCAGCCGGATTTGACAACCGCAAATCGGGCAATCAACCGACGAAAAGCGCGTCGGCGCGGCGGTAATCATTTCAAGCGCCGAACGTGGTTCTTCCGCCGTGTAGATGTTTTCCCGCTCCGGTGTGAAGCGATAGCCGCAAACGCGGCATTCTGTCTTTTTCTTGCTGAACATAATTGAATAGCTCCTTTCGTGTGATTTAATATTTACCGTAGACGCGGACGGCGGTTTTCCCGCCATGCGTCGCCGCCGATACGATAGCCGAAGGCATAAAGGAAACGCGCAAGAAGTCCCGCGCGGCGCGCTTTGCAAGCCGCCATGTAATCAACTTCGCGTTCGGCTCTTCCGCCGCCGTGTCGTCGATCGGATATTCGCAAATAAGCACGGTGTTTCCGAACGGGCGACGCGCCGGACGCTCCTTCATAAACTCTTTGTTGCCTTCCTTGCACTTGATAATTTCAAGCGCCTTCGGGAACTGCCAGCCGCTTTTGTTGTCCTTCATGTGTGCCGCTCCTTTCAATCTGTGTACGGGCTTTCAAGCGTCCAGCCGAAGCGATCCGTACTTTTCCATTCCGTCGTGAAGTGATTGCGCCGCCCGTCGCCCGTGAAGAAGCAGTATTCCGCCGGAAGCACCCGCCCGACGTTTTCTTCGCCGTCCCGCTCCGCGCGGTATCGTGTCAGCACGTCCGCCGCAAGAAGGGCGAATTCCTCTTTCACGGGATATTCGGGATCGTAGCCGCTGAACTGATAGGGCGCTTCGATAACCTCCAGCACCGTGTCGGGGAAGCGCGGATCGTCAACGCGGTTCAGAACGCACCATACAACCGCCGCTTGCTCCGTCGTAGAAGGAACGATCCCCGCTTCGCCGTAGATCAGCTTCGCAAGGGCTTCAACCTCCGCCGCGTTCGGCACATATCCCGCCACCGTCCCGCTCGAAGGAAGAAGAACGGCGGTCGGCTGGTGTACCTCTTCAAGCGTTCCGGCGGTCGTGTCCTTCGGCTTGTCCGCCGCACCGCTCCCGCTCCACGGCATAAGCGCCGCAAGAAGGGCGGCAACGGTCAGCAATGCAACCGTAAGGGCGACGCGACGGCGAAGCATTGCCCGCCGCCGTCGTTGTGCCTGTATCCGCCGGGGCTTGTGTGCGCTGGCTGTCTGCTCGACTATGTAACCGCAAGGCACTTCGCAAATAAACTTCCCGTCCGCGTCTTGCAGGACGGCAAGCGCTCCGCGCGCCCGATCCGCCGTCATTGTTCCACCTCCGCCGCCGGAAGGGAAAGCCACCATTCCGGATTGTTCCGGAACTGCTCATTCGCGCAAGCGTCGCAATTCTCCGCCGTGCAGGAAGAGCAATAACGCTTCTGAAAAGCCGCGTCCCACGGCGCTTCAATGCAAGGAAGGGAACGAAGGAAGCCCGCCAGCGTGGGCTTGTCCTTCGTGATAGCGTCAAATGCTGTCTGTGTTGTATCCATTGAATAGCTCCTTTCTCTTTATGGAAAATCGAATAGATCGTACAAAGTCATTTGCGCGTCGTCTGACTTGAATTTTTCGTCAATTTCCGCAAACGTCCGTTTCCTGTCGAACTTCTCTGTTACCTTGTTCGGCAATGCTTGAAGCTCCAGCATTCTTTCCCACAAGTCTTTGTGATAATCGTATAAGTGCCGCAATTCCTTTTCTTTTGCATTCGGGCAGAACCAGCACCCGCCGCGATCCGTGAATTCATATATCGGCGATAAAAGCCCGTACGCTCTGCACATATCGAACGTTGCGCTTTCTTCTATACCGTACTTGTCCAGCAAGGAAATCTTCTTCGTTCCTTCAAGTCGCAAAAGGCGTTCTTGTTCGTCTTTCGCTATTCCTAAATATTGAATAACGTCGTCGCCCATCTGCCTTTTGTATTTATTGATCGGTGGTAGTTTGCAATCCCTTTGGATCGAACAGCGTCCACAAAGCGGGAACGCCCGTATTTTTCCGGCTTGATCGCCTTTGGTGATAACGTGCTTGAAGTTTGAAACGTAGGTCTTTTGAGAACGAAGGATTGTAACCTTGATACCCCAGCTTTCAAATATCGGCTTCGCTGTTTCATATATGAATTGTCTATGCTCCGGAACTTCGCCGCTTATTTCATCGTCGAACATTACTTCGCAATAAACCACTTCGTCCAGCGGCTCGTTATGCTCTTTCGCAAGAATTACCGTCGCTATGCTATCTTTGCCGAAGGAACAAGCCGCCATATACTTCATATTGAATAGCTCCTTTCGGTTTTTAACAGTTTGCCGCGCGTCGGTTTCCTCTGCGTCGGAAATTCTCTTGCACCGTCGCTTGTGCAAGATCGGCGCTGTACTTCGGGCGGGCGTAGCTGTCAAACTCTCCCGTATAGCCGCGCTTCAACTCTTCGTAGATAGCGGCGGCGCTCCTTTTCAGACGGGCGGCAATGTCAACAACGCGTTCACCCTCTGCATACATTCTTTCGATCTCGCGGCGCTGTTCCAGCGTCAAATAACTGTATCCGTTCAATGTTTTAACCTCCTTCCGCCTGCCTTCGGATAAAAAAATAATGCAGGAAAAACCGTAACGGTTTCTTCTGCATTTAATGATACTCTCAACATTCGCAAAAGTCAAGAGTAAAAGCAGAAAAAACTAAAATATTTTTTCAGAAGGCTTCAAGCGGCTTCGGCGACGTATCTTTCAAAGAGCGATCCGGACGTTTCAAAGCCTAAAATCTCGCGCGGGTAATTGTTGATCCACGTTTCGACGCGCTGAATATATGCGGCGGTTACTTTCCGGAAGTCCGTTCCTTTCGGCAAGAACCGCCGTATCATTTTGTTTATGTTCTCATTCGTGCCGCGTTCGTATGCGCTGTACGGGTGGCAATAGTAAACCTTCGTGCGCTTCCGGTCTTTGCCGTAGACGGATTTTTCAATTCCGGCGCAATCCATGAATTCCGATCCGTTGTCAAACGTAATGCTTTTGAATATCTGTGAAAACTTCTTCCCGAAGCGGCGTTCTAATTTGTTCAGCGCCGCCACGACGCTGGCGGCGGTCTGATCCGGCATTTTGATAATAATTTCGTTCCGCGTCAAGCGCTCCGAAAGAACGAACAAGGTTTCCTTCGTCCGCTTCTTCCCGCATACGCAATCGCCTTCCCAATGTCCGAAGGTCTGCCGATCGTTGATTTCCTGCGGGCGTTCTTCTATGCTTTCGCCCTGCGGCGCGCGGGCGGCTTTCTTCCGCTCCACCTTGTCATACTTCCGCTTCCGCTCCCCGTGTTCCGGCAAGCTCTCGCGGCTGATCCCGTAGAATATACCCTTGTCGATGTAATTATAGATCGTCTTTTCGCTGATCTCCGTTTTGAAGGTCAGCCCCAGCCGCTTGATTTCTCCGACGACGGCGGCGGGGGAATAGCCTTCTTCGCCGATCTTTTTTTCGATGAAGGCGGATAATTCGTAATCGTTGCCGATCTTCAATTCGCCGCCTTTGGCTTTTAGGTTCTCTTCATAGCGCTGTTGCGCGATCTCCGGCGAATAGCGTTCTTCGGTCGTCAAGTCGGAATTCAAATGCGTATAGCGTCCGCGCTTCAACTCCCTGTATATCGTTGTATTGTGGACGTGCAGACGGTCGGCAATCGCGCAAGGCTTCAAGCCCTCTTTCAAGCCTTTTTCGATTTTTAGGCGGTCTGTCCAAGTCAAGTGTTTGTGCATTCTTCCTTCCTCCAGCTTCCGAATATGACAAAAGGGCGGCATTTCTGCCGCCCTTCGCCCTCTCTGATTATCTGCTTGTGATATGCAATTCGCTTTTAAGCGCCGCTTGCAGGACGGCGGAAAAATTCACGCCAGCCCGCTCCGCTTCAAAGTTAAGCCATGAAGGAATGGTGCAATTCTTCTTCACGACGCGCATATCGTTCTTTCTGCGGTACTCCGCGAAATCAACGTCAACCAGCGAAACGATCGCGCCGGACGGCGCTTCGGCTTGTGCGCTTGCAATGCTCGACGCTTCCGGCAATGCTTCGCCGTCGTCCTGCATATCAATTCCCATAAGCCCGATTGCGTCCCGCGCCATCTCGATCGCGTCCGGAACGTCCTTGCCCTGCGTATTGATATTGAAATCGGGGACAAATACCACGATGAACTCTTTTCCCTGCGTCATAACGATGGGATATGCGTTTTTCATTCTGAATACCTCCTTGAAACTGTGCTATATATTATCGCCAAGGGCGGCGGGCTTATTTCAGCCCGCGCCGCTTGATGATTGCTTTTGCTAACTCTTCGTCGGTTTCTCTGTGCCTTACGACGCTTTCCCTTTGACCGTCCTTCACGTATATGTCGTGGTTCGCGCCGTGCCGCTTGAACTTCCAGCCGTTTCGTTCTAAAAGCTCGATAAGGTCTTTTGTTTTCATCTGCTGTCCTCCTTACATTTACTATTATACGCCTTCAATGCGTATATGTCAATAGGTTTTGAGAAAAAATATACGTATTTTATGCGCCTATAAAAGATAAGCGGCGACGGGATCACCCCGCCGCCGTTATTCGTCTATACCTAAAAGCCAATTTACCGAAACGCCCAGCGCTTCCGCAAATATCTTCAATTCAAAGTCGGATACGAAGCGCGTACCGATTTCAATTCGGCTTATGCTGTCCCGCTCCATGTTGATCCCTTTCAACTGTATTTGTGCGGCTAAATCCTCTTGACGTAGCCGCCGGACGACGCGCGCTTCGCGCAATCGGTCGCCGCAAATGTTCTTTTTGCCGTTGTAATCATATATCTTCATTGCCGCCGCTTTCCCTCTTCATTCTGATTATTTGCAAACGGTGTGTAAATATTCCGCTTTATTCTTGATTTTAGCGCATGACAGGCGTATAATTGTGTTAAAGGTCAGAATGGGCGAATTCTGCCTTGAAAATTTACATTTAAGAAGGGGGATTTGCTCTAATGTTCGTCAGCTTTACAAAGACATTGAAGAAGATGTCCGGTTTCCGGCTGGGCTTCGGTGTGCGCGTGAATAAGCGAAACGCGCCGTTGTGGTGCTTCGCTATGCTCTTCGCCGGAATGTTCTATTTGATGTGGTATATGATTATCGGCGCGGGCTGGTGTCTGTACTTCTTCTTGTGGGCGTTTTACAAGATTTATTACTATCTATTCAAGGGAATTGCGGTCGGCTGTAAGAAGC